TGACAATGATGTACCTAAATCAGATTTATATAATCCTATAGTTAAAATTTTTAAGAATTATTTAAATTATCTTACACTAATTAGACTAAATGTTAATTTATTACCCAAACAAGAAAATCCAAGTCCATCAGATTTTCATACAGATTTAGATGAATGTTTCGATAAAGAAAAAGCTACAACTTCTATTTTTTATTTAAACACAAACAATGGATATACAGAATTTAAAGATGGTGAGAAGATTGATTCTGTAAAAAATAGATTAGTAACTTTTCCAACAAAAACTCTTCATAGAGCCGTTGGACAAACTGATACTGATGTTAGAATAGTGTTAAACTTTAACTATATATAATCAATAATATGGCTACAGCAAAAGAATCAATGGCAAAAATAGCAGCACACGAAAAAGAATGCGCTATGCGTTATGAAAACATAGAAAAGCGTTTGGATAAAGGTGATGCTAAGTTTGATGCTATGGATGCAAAATTTACTAGATACATAATAGGTTTGTATCTTTTAATAATAGCGGCCAGTGGAGTTGATAGAGTCTTTTCTTAAACACATAAATTAAATAAGGAGTATTTAAATGGAAAACAACCCAATACAAGAAGTAACTTTTGATGGTGACACTTACAGCATTGAGAACCTAACCCCCAGAGTAATTGAGTCTTTTAACACCCTGTTCAAAGGCCAACAAAAACTTAATGACCTTGCTATAGAAGTTAGGTTAGCGCAAGCAGGTATATCTGCATTAACTGAGGATCTTAGAACTATTTTAAAAGAAGATAAGATAAAACCTACTGTTAAAGTAGAAGAAGAAAAGGAGTAATTATGGATATCGAAAAATGCAAAGCTGAAATAAAACGTCACGAAGGTGAGGTTTTGGAGATCTATGAAGATAGCTTAGGCTATAAAACTTTAGGCGTAGGCCATTTGTGTCAACCAGGCGACCCAGAGTATGATTGGGAGGTTGGTACACCCGTAACTCAAGACGTAGTAGATCTATATTACGAAGATGATTTTAAAAAACATCTTGATGAAGCAATACACGTGTACGGTTCAGAAGAAAAATTTTACAGCTTGCCCGAAGATATACAACACGTGTTGGTGAATATGTGTTTTAATCTAGGAGGCACTAGACTTTCTAACTTTAGAAATATGTTAGATGCCTGTAGAAAACACGAATGGGAACGAATGGCTGCTGAAATGGAAGACAGCAGATGGTTTAAACAAGTAGGAAGAAGGAGTCTAGAACTACAAGCGTTAGTTCGTAATACTGTATAATGAAAGAATGGCATATTTTAAACTTATTACCTTTGGAGGCAAAGCACCTAGAGTATCTCCTAGGCTTCTAGCAGATAATCTTGCGCAGACCGCAACCGACGTAAATTTAGAAAGTGGGCGTCTTGTACCTGTAAAAGACAATTCCACAGTAGATCCCTCTAATGGGGTTTCTACGCTTGCCAATACTACTAAGCAAACTATATTTAAATACACTGACAGCCCAGAACGTTGGCTGCAGTTTGATGAAGATGTAGATGTCGTGCGAGGGCCCATAGCTGGGGACACGAACGACACGATATATTGGTCAGGACAGTCTTTTCCTAGGATGGGCAGAAGTGACATCATCTTAGGCAGTGCGCCCTACCCCGATGCTTTTTATAGACTAGGCATACCAGCACCGACAGCTGCTCCTACAGTAGCGATCGCAGCACCAACAACAATCAATGCAACCATAACAACCACTAGTGGATCCGGTGTTATAACAGTGACTACTGCAAGTGTTCACGGGGCAGCAGTTGGTGATATTATGACGCTTGTTGGTTTCGGTGCTACAAATGGGCTAACAGCTGACGAAATTAATGGTGATTTCAAAATTGTTTCTGTTCCTAGCACCACAACATTGACAGTTGCAACCAGCGGGTCTGCTACAAGTTCAAGCACATCTAGTTCAGTTAGTAACGGAGCGTCTTTTAATGGCCCATCCGATGCTGATTTAGATTTTGAAACATCTTATGTTTATACCTTTGTATCTGCTTATGGTGAAGAAGGGCCACCCTCTGCTGCTTCTACTGTTGTAACCACCGATGATAATCAAAAAATCAATCTTAGTAATTTAGAAACTAGTCATTCAAACTCAAACATTAATCTTCTTAAAAAACGTATATATAGATCTAACACTGGTTCAAACACCACGCAGTTTCAGTTCGTGGCAGAGCTTGCACTGTCAGCTACAACATACACGGATACTTCTAAAAACAGCGAGTTAGCTGAGGTTATACCCTCTACTACATGGATTGCACCGCCAGACGATGATACCTCTTTGTATCCAGATGGGCCCATGAAAGGGTTGTGTGCGTTGCCAGGCGGAGTGTTTGCTGGTTTTACTGGTAAACGTATATGTTTTAGTGAACCTTTTCTACCCCACGCTTGGCCTGCAAACTATAGGCTTGCTATAGAAGAAGAGATAGTCGGCATGAAAGTAGTATCAAACGGTATTTTAGTTACAACAAAAAGCGTGCCATACCTAGTCACAGGATCTGGGCCTGACACGATGACAGCAATACGCATTGAAAGTTCGCAAGCTAACCTAAACAAAAGATCAATAGTCGACATGGGGCCCTTCGTTATATATGCAAGTCCGGACGGATTGATTGCAGCCGAAGGGACAACTGTACGAAACTTAACAGAAGGGATTATTACACCTAGTCAATGGCAAGCTAACTATTACCCCGCAACAATTACTGGATTTTTATGGGAACAAAGATATGTTGGTTTTTACAACACAGGCAGTGGCTTTGGTGGTTTTATATTTGACCCAAGAGTTGGTGATGGCACAAGTTTTGTGGATCTTGATGCAGGCGGACTTATACGTGGTGGGCACACAGATCCGGACGATAGCCAGTTATATTTAATTATAAGTAACACGATTAAAAAGTTCCAAGGCAGTGGTACTAACTTAACATTTAATTGGAAATCAAAAGAGTATGTTATGCCAAAACCAATCAGCATGGGTTTTGTAAAAGTAGAAGCAGAATCATACCCCGTAAGAGTTAAAGTATATGGCGATGGCTCTGTTATTTATAATGCATCAATTGCAACTTCTGGTAGTGTTTTTGCTGTCACTGGAACTACCCCTAGTTTTAGTTCTACTTCTATACCCGAACCTATACTAAGACTACCAGCGAGTGTACATAAAACTTTTGCCGTAGAAGTAGAAGGTGCCACTATTGTCAACGAAATTTGCGTTGGAGAGTCTATAGATGAATTAAGGGGTATTTGATGAGTACTAAGGTACCTGCGTTAAAAAATATACCAACCAAAGTAGATAGAGAATTAGCTGATACCCTTAAGTCTATGAAAGAAGCCCAAGAAATTAGACTGGGCAGGCTAGGTGATCCCTTAGATAGAGCTATAACACTACGAGAGTTAATAGACTCTGGTATGGCTAAGAAACTTACTAACAAACCTTTTGACCCTAACGGAACCACACCAGAATTCATACCTAACGACGATGCTATTGGGGATCTAAGTATTCCACCTGCTCCTACGGGGCTAGAAGCTTCTGGAGCTTTTACCGAAATCATAATTAACTGGAACACAGCACCATATACTAACCATGCATACACAGAAGTGTGGCGTTCAAGAGATGATGAAGTGGGCACCGCTACTCTTATTACAACCACTAGCGCTTTTGTCACCACCGACCCTGTTGGTTACAATCAAACTTATTTTTATTGGGTACGGTTTGTAAGCACTAGCGATGTAAGAGGCCCGTTTAATCAAACAAACGGTACAAAAGCAGACACAGTAGAAGATATAGCCGAAGTTATGACGCAGTTAAGTCAAACTCTAGCAGACTTACCTGGGTATAATCTATTAGCTACAGGTACAACAGCAGCAACTATTATTAAAAGTTCTGGTGAACCTAGCACTAGAACAAACGGTGATGCTTTACAACCCAATGATATTTGGTTTGATACAGATGATGGTCAAATCTATATAAGAAATGCATCAAACAACGCTTGGGTAGCCGGGCGTGATTCAACTCTAGTTAACTTATTTGGAGCTACTAGTTTTACTGGTAGTACTTTAACTGCGGCTATGGCAACAGCGCAAAGTGATGTAGTTACTTTAACCACGGCTAATACTGCTCGTGCTACTGAAATTACTAATCTAAGTGCTACAGTCGGCGGGCATACGAGTTCTATAAGTACTTTAAACACAACCACTGCAAGCCACACTGGTGATTTAAATGCGATGTTTGTACTGCAAGTTTCAACAGAATCGAATGGCAGTAAGTCAGCTGCAGGCATGGTTATTGGATCTAATGCTAGTAATGGTTCAGGGGCCCAGTCCTACGTACAGTTCCAAGCTGACAAATTTGCTATTTGGAGTGGGTCTACAAATGTTGCGCCTTTTATTGTTAGTGGGGGCACTGTTTTTATAGACAGTGCACGTATACAAGATGGAGCTATAACAAATGCACGTATTGCTAATGCAACTATTGAAGACGCAAAAATAGCTAACATAAACGCTTCTAAAATTACTGCGGGGACAATAAGCACAGCCCGTTTGGATTCTTCAGTTATAGTATCCACAGACTTATCCACAGGGGGTTCTACAACTATTAATGGTGCAAACATCACTACGGGCACCATATCTGCTAACCGTATAGATACTGCTATTTTAAGAGCGACTGACGTTGGTTCGGGTGGTTCTACTACCATTGACGGTGCTCGAATAACAACAGGTACAATATCTGCTACTCGCATAGACACAGCTAATTTAACTCTGCCGTCATCAGGCGTATCATTAACAACAATAGGGCCTTGGTCCCCAAATACTTTTGCATACAAGCTAGTGGGCAGCGTGGGGTCAGGAGCAGGGTTTTACCACGGTTATGTAAGGTTGGTTGGCAGCACTAATCACGTTAAAACAGTTAGTTTAGTTTATTTTGATGCAAGCACTTCCGCCATAATTTATAATAGTGGTACAACTGATAAGTTACCAGGACAAGTAGATAGATTTTTTTCAAGCTCTGATTCTGCAAATATTCCACAAGCTTTTGTATACACAGGAAGCAATACAGTAAATCTATTTGTTTTGGCACAAGGAGATTCTGGTCTTGACTATCTTTCAGCTGAAGCAAGATTTTATAAATATAGTACCTAATGGAGAATAACAATGACTGATTGGGTGATGCGTAACTATACTTATACGTATGAGTTAGTATCGTATAAAACAGAAAAAGAGGGAGATGTTGCTGACATCATAACGGAAGTTAATTTTAATGTTACAGCTACAGATACCTCTTCTAATACTGTTACTTTTCCTTGGAGATTCACATTCTGTAAATACACAACATCAGGAACTTGTCCGCTAACAGGTAAAACCATAAACTTTACACCCCTTGCAAATCTTAATGATGCAAAGATTATTGGGTGGGTTAAATCAGCTTTCGCATATCAAGACCGAGACAAAATGCTAAACCACTACGCAGCACAATTATTAGAAGGAAGAACTGCAGATAATCCAGCACCCTAGTTGCTACTAGGGTAGGAGATTGATAGAATAAATTATGGCGTACAAAAGAAAAACAACCAGAAAGAAGCCAACACGTAAAAAGTCTCTTACTAAAAGACAAGAGGCTACTATGAAGCGGCATTCAAAACACCACACTGCTAAACATATGAAGTACATGAAGAACCTCATGATGAAGGGAAGTACTTTTACTGCAGCACATAAAAAGGCACAAAAAGCAGTAGGAAAGTAAACACCCCCACACATGAAGGAGTCATGAATGCAGCAAATATTTATAGGTATCATATTAGTCCTTAGCGTTTCTACCTATTATTTTTATAACCAAGTCCAAATACTTACTGCAAACAATGCGGCACTAGAAAGCGCGGTTGCCACACAAGAAGAAACAATAACTTCTTTACAAAACGAGTTTGCTTTACAAACTACGGAACTACAAAACATGACTGTAAAAAGCCAAGCAGCGCAAAGAGAACTAAATA